ATGCTTTTGTGGGTGGCATCTTGTTAGTGTACTTGTAGGGTGTGTTGTATTTCTTTTCTGTACCGCTCACACCTCTGTCTTGGAACTTACCGTAGTCAACCATTTCAAAGGCTACAGAGGTTGTTTGTGCGCTTTGTGATACTTGATAACCCAAAGAGTTATAAAGTTCCTTAGATACGTTCTTTTTGCCCTTAGTTAAGTTGCTGCGGCTTTGTTGTATAACGTACTTAGCAAACTTGTTTAGCTCATCCCTTAAATACTTGTCTGCTAACATATATCAATATCATTGTGTATTATTACATCCATAGTAGCAGCATAACCAGCAAGTCTGTTTTCAAACCTTTCATAGAATGGCTCAAGCGTTGGGTCTCCCTCTAGTTGAAACTTCTCACTATATAGCGTACCTCTGCGCAATACCATTTGTAGTTTATTAAGAACTGCAAGTTGTGTGTTAAGTACATCTTGCTCATTGTTGTTACCTCTAAAAATATCTGTGGTAGCTTCTTTGCTTTCATCTACAACATCCATAGCCATTACTGTAATATTAAACAGTAGTACTTGCTCTTGGGTTGTAACGTTGTTAACGACAATGTGACACAAAGGAAATATGCTTTGCTTGGCTAAGTCAATATCAAAGATGTCTCCAGTAGTAACTGTGTTTACATTTACATCCGCTAAGAGCTGTGTCTTAATCGTTTCTGTTAGTTGGTAAAAACCTCTTATACCTGTTTGGCTCATTTGTTATGTATTTGATTACTACTGCTAATAAAACTACTGCTACTATACTTATATGACATTCGCAGAATCCTAGTAAGTGCTTCATTTAAATTTTCTTTTTATCTGTGCTGCTTCTATTTGGTTTTTCTCTTTTGTGTACTCCAAATACGTTAAGCATTGATGTACGTTTAGTTTAGTGATATTTTCAAATCTTGTAATATCTCCGTCAGCGATTGCATAGAGTGAATTGAACCATCCCCACTTGGCTGTGAAATTAGATGCTGTGCTAAAGCCCTCTCGTTCTTCTTGTCCAAAGAGTTCAGCATAACCATCGATAAGTCCTTGCCTAAACTGTAAAAAAAAACAATAGCCCCTAAGACCACATCTAGAGGGAACTCCTTTGCTATTTCGCTTGTGTCTGGGTCGTAGTCTTTGATTGTGTACCTACCACCTCTTTTGTGTTCTATAGGTCTAAACAGTACGTTAACCGCTCTATGTAAATTGTCATTGTCGCTTATGAATGTATCTAAGTCCATATACTCTCCAAAGCTCATATCGTCAAGGTCTGGTATAAAACCATAATCTACCCCTTTAAGTCTGAATCTATTTATAAGCTGGTGGTCTGTGTTAAACATAGTATTTATAATCTCGCACACCTCAGCTATGTCTGTGGCTTTCATATTGCGCACTACTATCTCTGGCACTTTGCAGAATATCTCTACAATCTTTAATTGTATCGCTGTGTCTTTGGTTTTGTCTAGGTCTGCTTCTAGCTTTGCAAACTCTTG